CTCTCGACTACAAAAAGCTCGAGAGTCGCGTCGAAGCGGAGGGTGAATCGTTTTTGACGATCACCTTACCCTCGTTCGATAAGGGACTTACACAGTCCCTAGAACAGGGCTCCGTTGGTCACGGCTTCTTTCCAGGTTTCGACCTGAGGAGAAGTGGTCTCCCGCGTTTCTTAGCGGGTTTCCTTGATCAAATCTTCGACGACAAGGGTGCTTTACTGGACGTACCTAGTATTGATTGCATCGCTGCTGTTCACCATTTAACAACGGTGTTCGGCAAGATTCGGCGACTTTGCTCGGAAGAGCGGATCGCCGACGCAATGCGACAGTACGTCCAGATTGAACAGGAACTGGCAGAGATAGATACGAGTAGCCTCGAGGAATTACTTCCCCGATTCCGAAAGGCGTCTACTCTGTTGTGGGCTGATGTGTTCACACATGTCGAGAACTCTGTTCTCGATACACATCATTTGGCACATGATTGGTTAGCACATCTGGGTGATGAGCCACAAGCTCAAGCCTGGAGCTTTACCAGTCAAGGCCTAGCGAAGCATGTGGATCCCATGGATGTTCTCCTTGGGTTACCACCACATGTCCCTCACGCGATGTCTTTTGACTATCGCGCGGGAGAGAGGACCGATGAGTTCGTCGATTGCAAAATCGTCGACCCATCCAGTGTCTTCACTTTCGCTCCCCGCCACGGTCCCGGCGCTACCGCCGACCGGCTTCGCGGAAACGCGAAGTACTCGGTCGGACAATGGCCCCGACGGTTGGAGTCCGTGTTTCCTTACGGAGATTACGCACTCCCCCCGGGTTGGTGGCATGACCACCAATTGGATCGTGTCCAGTTCCTCGAGCCTGGGGCTGAGGTCCCTGTAAAGGTGACTCCAGTCCCTAAGACGGACAAGACCGCTCGAGTCATCGCTGAAGAGCCTACTGCTATGCAGTATTGTCAACAGGGAGTCTTCCTGCAATTTGTGTATTGCTTGGAGAATCCTGACAAAACGCGTCCACCCTACGGTGGTAAGCGTTGTAACTTCGGCGTTGATCTCATCGGACTTAAGTACCAGGAACCAAATCGGCTCCTGGCTCTCAAGGGCAGCCAAGATGGCTTCCTCGCGACGCTCGATCTGAGCGAAGCATCCGATCGTGTCTTGAATGAGCATGTACTACTCCTCTTCGAAAGGTTTCCGCGGTTATCTGCGGCGATCCAAGCGACGAGGAGTACGAAGGCTCTAGTTCCTGGCTATGGAGAAATTCCACTAGCCAAGTTCTCGTCTATGGGCTCGGCTCTCTGCTTTCCGGTAGAGGCGATGGTGTTCTCAACCATCATTGTCCTCGCCATACAGGCAGAGAGAAAAGTACCTCTTGACCGTGCATTCTTAGAAAGTCTGCGCGGACAGGTGCGTGTCTATGGGGACGATATCATCGTCCCTGTAGATTGTGTGCAACGAGTGATGGCTTATCTTGAGGCCTTTGGCCTCAAGGTGAACAAGTCCAAGAGCTTCTGGAATGGCAAATTCCGGGAGTCTTGCGGTGGCGACTTTTACGATGGCGAACGGGTGACCCCTATTCGTCTTCGCAGAGAGTTGCCTCGATCACTCGCAGACGCGAATGAGGTTGTCAGTCTTGTTGCGTTTAGGAATCTCCTTTACTCTGAAGGTTTCTGGACAACTGCAGGATACCTCGACCATCACCTCGACCGGCTATTAAAGCGGCGTTGGAAAATCGTCGAGTCGACATCTACAGGGCTAGGTCGTCTAAGTGTCTCGTTCAAACCAATGACCGAGTACCAGGACGGCAAGCTGCAACAGCCTATGATACATGGCGTTGTAGCTACTTACCGAACACCAAAGAGCTTGCTCGATGGGTTCGGGGCCTTGCAGAAGTATCACCTCAAGCGAGGTGTTCTCCCGTCGGAAGACAGAGAGCATCTTGCTCGCGCAGGGCGAGCCGAAGTCGCTCACATCAAACTTCGGG